GTTGACCGCGGTATCAAAAATGAGATTACCGAAGACTTTATTACTGGTCTGAAGAGTCTCTTTGAAGAGCACTATATTAACATCCCCGACGAGAAAATTGACGTTCTCGAAGGTATGACTGAAGATTTTTGTAAGATGGAAGAACGCCTCAACGAACAGGTTAAGGCTAATATTGAACTTCAAAATCGTCTGAATGAATCTGCTAAACAGATCATCGTGAAAGAAATTTCCGAAGATCTAGTAGACACTCAAAAAGACAAGCTAGCATCACTTGCTGAAGGTGTAGATTTCACTACGGAAGAAGATTTTTCCAAGAAACTTACAACCATCAAGGAGTCCTACTTCCCTAAGGAAGGTGCTCCTAAAGTAGTTGCCGACGAAACTCCAGTAGAAGCAGAAGAAGTATCACCAGCAATGGCACAGTACCTCAATGCTATGAACCGCTGGAATCAGTGATTCACTAAATAATTATCAAACACACTTCCTAACAAATATCGGAGATACAATGTTTAACGCAGAACATCTCCAGGAAAAGTGGTCTCCTGTTCTTAACCATGGCGAGTCTCCTCTAATTGAGGACCGCTATAAGAGAGCAGTTACCTCCGTACTCCTGGAAAACCAAGAAAGAGCTATTCGTGAAGAGCGTGGTATGCTCAACGAAGTAGCAGTAAACGCACTAGGCGCTAGCACCGTTAGTCCTGCTGGTTCGGCTCTAGCTTCCGCTAACACTGGCGGTCTTGCTGGTTTCGACCCCGTACTGATCGGTCTAGTACGTCGTGCTATGCCTAACTTGATGGCATATGACGTATGTGGCGTTCAGCCCATGTCTGGTCCTTCTGGACTTATCTTCGCCATGAGATCTCGCTACGAGAACCAAGGCGGCGAAGAAGCACTGTTCAACGAGCCCGACGCTGGCTTCACTGCTGGTCTCGACGCTGCTGCTGGTGATTACACCCCTAGAACTGGCGCTGGTGTTGGTGGCGACGCAGAAGGTAACAACCCTGCTCTCCTCAACGATGGTTCACCTGGCACCTACGAGACTCCTCAAGGTTTCTCCCGTGAAGATCTAGAGCAAGCTGGCGATGCTGGCAAGTTGTTCCGTGAGATGTCATTCAGCATTGAGAAGACTTCTGTGACTGCTAAGTCCAGAGCACTCAAAGCAGAGTACACGCTTGAACTCGCTCAAGACTTGAAAGCAATTCATGGTCTAGATGCTGAGCAAGAACTCGCTAACATTCTGTCTAGCGAAGTTCTAGCAGAAATCAACCGTGAAGTCGTCAGACGTGTATACAGCGTTGCTAAGAAAGGCGCTCAGAACAACGTTGCTAACGCTGGTATTTTTGACCTAGACGTTGACAGTAATGGTCGTTGGTCCGTTGAGAAATTCAAGGGTCTTCTGTTCCAAATTGAGCGTGACGCTAACGCGATCGCCCAAGACACTCGTAGAGGAAAGGGTAACTTCATCATCTGCTCTGCCGATGTTGCTTCTGCTCTCGCCATGGCTGGTGTACTTGACTATTCCTCAGGTCTTTCAGGCGCTGGTGGTCCTTCCATCGGTACTGTCGATGACACTGGTAACCTCGCTGTTGGTACTATCAACGGTCGTATCAAGGTCTTCGTTGATCCTTACTCTGCTAACCTTAGCGATAAGCACTACTACGTAATGGGTTATAAGGGTACTTCCCCTTATGACGCTGGACTATTCTACTGTCCTTACGTTCCCCTCCAAATGGTTCGTTCCATTGACCCTAACAACTTCCAACCAAAAATTGGATTTAAGACTCGTTACGGCATGGTTTCCAACCCATTCGTCACCACCAACGGCGCTTACAACGGCACCCCTGATGGCGAGACACTCACCGCTAACGTTAACATGTACTACAGACGTGTACAAGTTACGAACTTGATGTGATCCATCTTCTTTAGATACCAGGGGGACCGAAGTCCCCCTTTTTTTATGGAGATATTATGGACAAACATTTTTTAAATGGGGGATTTATTTTTTTCGATCCCGCCTATCAATTTAACGAACCAAAATTACCATCAAAAATTATTCTTGGTGTAAAAATTCAAAAATTATATTCGTTATCAAAAAATAAATCCCCCATAACAATACAAATAAAAGATATTGCTTTACCTGACGTTCCTTGCAAGGAACACAGATTAAAAAATGCTGATACTTCATTTCCCATATGGGTTATTGAAGGAATTAAAAATCCAGAGGATGAAAAATATTTACTGATAGATGGGAAACATAGAGTTCATATATTAAATAACGATTCAATACAAGCAATAGTTTTTTCAGTAAAAGAAGTCAGACCAGCACTAGAAGTTCTACCAAAGTGGCGCTACTTTCAGTCAGTGAGTCCTCACAAGAGTCCCCTTTCCATTAAATAGATGTATCATGAGTACACACTATGCCTAGAAGCACCATGCTCAAAACCGACATTTTGGCGAGACTATATAAATTAAAGAACGAACTTTATGAAGAGCATCAGGTAGCAAAAACTGGACAATGGAAGGACGGTGCTCATTATGCTTATAATAAAGTCCTTGATATCTTACAAGAGTATAAACAATGAGAACAGATCTAGATTTCATAGACAGTATTCTAAGTGACACAGACAACGAGACCCAGACATCTCGCCGTGCTAGGATTAGTAATAATATTTCCGAAGCAACTGAAGATGACTGGAATGACTTCTGGAACAGTGTCGATGACTGATGACTGGCGGTATTCTGATGACCGTATGAAGGTACGTGCTCAGGGATTGAACACCCTACTCAAGAAGTTTGGATCAGAACTCTGCTCAGACGGGTCTCCACGCTACTCCAATCAAAGTATTTACGAATGTGTACACGATTGGGTCTCTACAGGTAACAGTCGCTGTGACGGCATCGTGGCATACTACCAGGCATATTACACTAAATAGTATTGCTTGGGAAGTTGACACATGCCTGCTGAATGGTACAAAGAACAAATTAGTAACAGAAACTATCTCTCTCCAGTAGGATTCAAACTCGTACTGGAAAAGTTTAGAGGGGTAGATTTTTTCTGTCAGCGAGTAAATCTTCCTGATGTTACTATGCCATTCACAGAAGTTCCCACTAGGTTCCGTCAATTTCCTATCGTAGCTGGTGGCGGGGTAACATACGGGGACTTAACGGTTTCGTTTATCGTCGATGAAGAGTTAATTAATTGGAAAGAAATTTACAATTGGATTAGAACAAACGGTAATTCTGAGGAGCACATGCCTACAGAAGAACCAGAATATTGTAATGGTCAGGTTCTAATCTACACTTCATCGTATAACATCAACCACGTAATCAATTTTGAAAATCTATTTCCAATCAGTATATCTGAAATGAACTTCGATGCTTCAAGCAATGACATCGAATACTTTACAGCACAAGTAACTTTCAAGTATACTGGTTATACTATCCGTGACGAAAAATTTACTGAATGAATTTTGACAAACTACATCAAAAATTTTTAAAAATTAAAGAAGAGTGGGCAACAGATAGTCATGTAGATTTTGAATTTAAGAACAAAAACTACACTGCTGATCTAGGTAAGATCTCAATGGAGATCCCTTTCCAACATAATAAATACTTAAACCATTACACCGATCTTTCACAGATTAAAACTAGTCTGGAATTTGAAGTCCGTAAATTGGTACGTGAAAAACGAGAGTATTATAGCGGTGAAGCAGAAGCACGTGTCTACGCCGAAAAACCTTTTGGATCCAGTATCAAAACCGCCGACAAGATGAAAGTCTACCTTGAGTCGGACGACGACATCATTAACCAAGAAGCAAAGATCAAGTACATTGATCAGATGCTTTACTTTCTAGATCATGTTTTAAAGTTAGTTTCTCAAAGAAACTATCATGTGAGGAACGCTATTGAATGGGAAAAGTTTATTAATGGAAACTAATGTCCCTGATCACAGTAAAGAAAAAGAACGAGGTATATCTCACTCTTACTTCCGAGCAGCATGTTCACCATGAATTATCAGACTACTTCTCCTTTGAATTACCAGAGGCAAAGTTTCTAAAGAGGCAACCCAGATTTAGATACTGGGATGGAATGATTCACCTGTACTCTCCTGCTA